CGTTATTGGTGTTTACAAACGGGTATGCCGATGACAGAAAAACAGGTGGAAAACAAAGAATGTGGTGGTAAAGTGATTCCACAAGATAAGAAGAAACCTCAGCCTGGACATTACATATATGAGTTCACTGATAGTCGTCAACACACCAATGCCGACGGATCCTATAGATGGCATCGACCCGGATTTCTGCCGAAAGATTCGCATCCCACGCATTGTTTGCCCTGCTGTTTCAAAGAATTGAACACGGAACAACAAATTAAGCGTCGAAAAGCATGTAATATAACCAGAGCTGATTTTTCAGGGGAGTCAGACAAGCTAAATGAAATATTACCAAGTGATGAAACAACTACCCGAAAGGATCGTATACAGATAACCATATTGAGTTATGATCGAAAAATATTGGATCAACATCGATGGGGATTTTTGCCTTTGTCGGTAGAATTATTTTTACATACGGATAATTCCAAATCTACGTCTGATAAAAACCCGACAGTTATTCGTGATGGAGAGCAACCGTTATTGCGTTATGGTGTTGAATATTCTCATAATCAATCATTTATTGCTTGCTTGGCGGATATATACACATATACCCATGATATAGCTATACCTACGATCAAAGAAATGAAGGACATCCTGATACAGCATATGTCAATTGATTCATTCATTAAAAGTCATAATGGATCGTTGGTATCGAATTTCCGTCCGAGAAAGATGTTTGTCGATGATATGATGGTAGAAAAATATAAGACGTCCGAATTTTACCAGGGTATTCCGAACAAGGACGACTATGCGCAACACCGATTTTTGACGGATACAATTGCATCCTATGAAAATTTTATAAAATTCTTGTTAGACAATGATTCTATTATTGATCATACCTATTTGTGGGATCTGATAACATGTCCACATACGAAGTTGTTTGATGGAGGGATTAATTTGGTTATTATGGAAATGCTTGAAAATGATAATACGGATAATATTTCGTTGGTATGTCCAACCAATTCATATTTGAACACACTGTATGATTCATCCAAAGGAACGGTTATATTGCTGAAACGAGAAAACTTTTATGAACCGGTCTATTTGTATGGAAATACAAAGGCTCGTAAGGCATATTCAAATCAAGATGCGATTAAAATATTTAATAAAGGCACTATACCGAAGGAGTTGGTTCGGGTGATTAAAATGATTGAATCCGTTTCTAATAAATATTGCAAAGCAACGGCGTATAAAACTGCGAAAGTGTATGAATATGCGCAAAATATGCCCGCAATGGAAATTTATCATATGTTGATTAGTAAAAACTTTATCGTTAGTCAGCAAATCGTAAACTACCAAGGTAAGGTTATTGGTTTGTCTGTATTGTTGCGTGAGGAAGACACGCGGTCGGTATATGTGCCAACCATGCCATCGGGATTAATACGACAATTAAAGCGGGTTTTCGTCGATGAGATAGAATGGTTGCCGTATGAAACAACCAGAGATTTGTTAAATAGTATTTATTATAAAACGTCGCAACGTGTATTATGTAAACCAGTAAACAAAGTAGTTGAAGATGGATTGATAGTAGGTATTTTAACACAAACTAACCAATTCATTCAGGTAAGTGATACAGTTGAGAACTTGATAGAAGACGGGATAGACGCAGTGCATTTATCGGGATACAAAGGAAAGGGTTATTATATAGCCGATAAAAAATTAGAAACCAGTGATCACGGCGATCAACTGCGTATCAAAACAATTCGTAATATTTCGTTAGAGTCTCAATTTTATATTGCCTTCCGAAATAAAATACGGTTGTTATTGAATGATTATATGTTCAAAGAAGTAAGAGAATCCTTGGTATCAGTATTAGATAATGGTATGTATCTGTATAATGTAAAATTACAGAAGGTTATCATATTATTGAAATACCTTTTATCGAAGACGGTATCCTTTGTAGAAATTTCAGAAGACATATTTGATACAATGGAGAACTTGAAAACGTTTGTAAATAGTGAAACGGTTCGTGCAATCTGCTTGGCAAAAAATCAGGACAACCTGTGTATGCCGGTAAATAACTTAATAAGCGGCGAGAAGAATGAGAATGTGTATTATGCTCGTGCCGCAGACGAACTGATACGGTATAATCGTATCCGAATGTTCATGTTGGATCCCGACCAATATTTAAATATATCGAGTTCTGAACAAGTAGTCTATGATAATGAGGTTATTTTGCTACAGTCGACTATAAATAGCGGGTATTTCGACAATATGGAGCCATTCGAAACAAATAAATACGTAAAGAACGTGGATCATAATTTTGCGAATCCAATGAATAGTGAAAATAAAATACAGTCGGAAATAAAGATTGCAGATCAATACCAAGGTATTTGATTGCAAATGTTAGTATAGTTTCATAACATCAACTGGAATTTGATGTTATGGGCGAGGGTGAATATCGAAAAGTCCGGATTGCCTGAATCGAACAGGCGACCATTTGATTACTATTACAACAACTACAGTCAAATGCTCTACCAACTGAGCTAAACCCGGTGTTATCCATCCCCGTATTATAATAGCCGGGCCGGTTTATATTGTTTTTTGCGAAATCTTTTTATGTGATTATGGATCAGTGCTATCTTCACATGATAGTGGGTGGTTCAAATATACATGATGATCTTCCGTATTGGTTTGATATAGACTATATTGGTCTGCACACTTCGGATCTTCACAATTTTCTGAACTACATATATGCAAATCATTCTCCTTGTCCTCAAATACTTCTACACATGAGTGGACATAGTTCATAGATGTTAGTGGCACGTGAGGAACCATATCTTTATCGTGGGTTAGCCTAAACATAGTTGTGAGTTTTGTGTTCACAAATTCTGCGTATTTGGCATTTCCAATACGTGGTTGGCCATAATTATACACGTTCGAAGGTATATTTTTTGCAATCAGCTCCATGGAAATGAGTTGAGCGACGGCTGCTCCATAGGAATGACCAGACACGTATATTTTAAAATGAGGATATTTCGCCAATAACGCGCGCACGCTGGAGATGGCTGTATCTCTGACGGCAACCGCGGATTTGTAAAATCCACTGTGGACTTTGCAATCGCATTCCGGAAAAGTGGTGTAGCTAGTTTGTATAATTTCTGCATCGTCTAACCAATTTGTCATCGAAGATGTTCCGCGAAATATCACATAAATGGAATTGGCTTTTGCGAGGTAGCCGACGTAGCCTTGGAGATCAGTATGTTTATCGTAGAGGACATTTGTTAGCTCAAACCCAGAAGCCGGTCCGGCGAGTTTCATCGATTCGTAGTTATCTTTGTCGCAGTATGCCGCGCCGCTCAACCATACACATATATTGCTTTGGTTCGTGTCGTATACAGCAGGTGAACCACGCAAGGATGATGCAGCACATCCGATGCTAAATAAGAATGTATACAGAAAAAAAAGAGGATTCATCTGTTATATGTGTATACTCTATATACACATATTTCGTTTTGGCCAAAATAATATTATAGACCGAGATCGTAGTTGTCATCGCAATTGCCCATTGCGACCGTCTTGATTGACGAAATGTTGTTAACAATTTCGATGTTATTCTTTGAACAAACGTCCGTTGAATCATTCATCCGTCCTAACATCCCTTCAATGTCAGAATCCACGGTTGTCTTGCTTACCTCCACCGATTCGTGTGCGAGCATTTTCTGCATATCTAATACAAGTTGGAAGGCTCCTGTGCCGAATACGCCCATTTGACCCATCATAACGCTCGCAGATACTCCGCGCATATGATCAAATTCAGCATGTCTAGATGCGTTCAATAACACCTCTGTATGCACTTCAAACGTGGACTTCGAAATTGGACCAATATTGTCGTTCAATATACCTGAACGGTAGATAGACACCATTCCTTTTGTGGACGTCATACGATCACATAACAGACTGACGTGATGGTAGTTAATCGATACGCCGCTGAATTCCATCACTTCAGTAAGCTCATTGTATAATACTTGACGAGCCGCTTCGATGCCCAAAATTTTGTAGGTTTCTTGGATATCATTTGTAAATGTTCTTGTATTATCAATAAAGTCGAATCCTAGAACTTCTCTCAGATTAGTTCCATTAGTATCCATCACCCAGATATCTTTCTGAACATATTTGTCATTTTCTTTTACAAGACGATTTTGCAGTTTGCGGGGAATAACATTTGTGATACCTGAAATGCCGCGCAAGACAATGCTGTTTAACATCGTTTCTTGGAAATTACGTAGGGTATAGATTTCGTCGGATTGATCGAGCGAAATGGCTGCACCCTTCTGTTTCTTTGTTTTATTGAGAATATTGCTGTTTAGTCGAATTCTAAACACTAGGTTATTTGCATTATAATCAGAATATGTGCATGTGATATCGTTGCCGTAGCTATTATTAATGGCAAAGTGAATATCGTCCATGGTGATATTTTTTTCTAGTAATATCTCTGCATTTAATTCGATGCGAATAATCCAACGAGACTTTGTATTGCTCGTTTTATCTGCAGTCGTTTCGGCGCCAATGCATTCTTCGATCATATTTTCAAATTCGTAGTATTGATCAAGAAGATGTTGATCATCTAGAATTTTAGTGGATCGATCAAGTGGATCGAAACAAATTTGAACGGATTTCACTACATCGACTAACGTAGTGCGTTCAATCATATTCGCATATTGTGTCGCCTTGTCTGGGTCAGTTTCGTCAAGGGGCTTCAAATGAACTGTCATGGATTGATTCTTGGGGTTTTTCGTTAAGCGTAGAATCTCCTCAATACGGGGCACACCACGAGTTACATTCGATTTGGATGCGACACCACTTAAATGGAATGTGTTCAGCGTTAATTGTGTAGTAGGTTCACCAATGGATTGACCTGCGATAACGCCTACCATTTCACCCGGATGCACAATGGATTGTTTATATTTCAGTGTAACCATTTCTAACAATGTGATCAGTGCCTTTCGGTGGAACCGCTTTAAAACCAGAAGCGACTTAGGATTTAAGTAATAGTAATACATTGCTTCGAATAATTCATGGGGAGGTGCATATCGAGACATTTTCAACTGGTTAAAATACTCTTCAATGATGTCGAACGCGTCTAATGGGGTAATGTCAATGATCGAATCCGCGGTTAGGTTCAAGTTGCCCTGAATAGTTGCAATCAGATTTTGGAACGCTACCGGTATTTTAACCTCATTATCGCTTTTATTGTCAAATACTTTTGATACGATAGAGTCTCTAGTTCGGATCATTCTTTCAATGTAATAGCTGCATTTACTTTGAGCCTTGGGTCGCTGTTTACGAACACGAGTGGCTGTTTCTTTTGTATATATATTGGTTAGGTTATCATGTTGATCATTTACACCAATAATGTCGTAATACAAGTATATGTCCTCAATGCTCATATCGACTAATGGGATAACCTGATTTTCAATCTTCGTAGAATCGAAACCGTCGTCGCCGTAATTAAACTGGATGATTTTACGCATATTATTTCTAACCGTCATATCATATTCCACTTTAATGTCTTCAAGACCCTTGATGAGACGACGTTGAATATATCCAGTTTGGGATGTTTTGACGGCGGTATCAATCAAACCGATTCTACCACCCATAGCGTGAAAGAAGAGTTCGGGAGCAGTTAAACCGGAAATATATGAGTTTTCAATAAATCCACGTGCGCCAGGAGAATCGTCAAATTTGCTGAAATGTGGCAGTGTTCGGCTGTCAAACCCATATGGGATGCGTTGACCATCGACGTTTTGTTGGCCTAAGCAAGATATCATTTGTGAAATGTTGATCAGCTTACCTTTTGATCCAGAATTTACGATCATCAGGAAGCGGTTTGACTTGCTTAATGATTTACGGCCAATTTTACCGGCTTGTTCAGTCGCCTTATTGAGCACATTATTAACCTGGTTTTCGAACTCTTTAAAGTTCGTTGCCGATGTGTTGTTTTCGAATATGCCAAGATGAACTTGTTCAATAATCGATTGCACTTCTTGTTTTTGTGTAGTGATCGCCTGAATAATACTATCTTGTGTGCGCTTATCTGCAATTAAATCGCTGATACCTACACTAAATGCACTTGATTTCATGTATTCGGTGATGATATTTTGTAAATTATCGACAAAGTTGGACGCTTCCATGTTTCCGTAGTCATTGAATATACGATGTAAAATGCCACGGGATGTAGAGTCGATAACGGATTTATCCATTTGTCCTCGAATATATTTGCCCGAATACATTTCAAAAACATTGTTGGATGTCGCATAATCTTCACCTTCTTCGAATAATTTTGTTTTGTATTTCATGGTTAGCGGAGGCATAATCTGGGAAAGAATATCAAAGTTGGTTATTCTGTTTCCTGCTTCGCGTAGTTTTTTTACGTCGACTTTGTCATACATCATTAATATGTTCATTGCTTGTCTTGGTGTAAATGAGATATTTGGTCGTGTAAATCGGTATGATCCTAGCAGTGAATCTTGATAAATACCAATGAGGGGTGAGTTGCTAGTAGGACTCACCATTTGGTATGGAATAGCCGCCAAATGCTTCAGTTCGGTTTCGGCCAAAACATTTTGCGGCATATGCATGTTCATTTCATCTCCATCAAAATCGGCATTGTATGGTTTTGTGTCACCGACGTTCATACGGAACGTGTCGCCAACCTTCATCACCTTCACAATATGACACATCATACTCATTCGATGAAGACTTGGTTGACGGTTGAATAAAACGGCATCGCCATCCATCATATGACGATGAACAGTGTCGCCATTTTCTAAACGGATCGACAGACGATCGACATATCGCAGTGAAATGTTTTCACCATTGCGTCTTTCTAAGATCTTTGCGCCCGGGTATACTTCCGGACCATTCTGGATAAGTTTAAGTAGGAAATCGCGGTTTCGGTCATTCACTACCACAGGTTTTGTAATATTTGTTGCGATTTTTAACGGAACACCAAGTTGTCGAATAGATAGATTGGGATCACCCGTAATAACCGAACGAGCACTAAAGTCAACACGTTTACCCATTAAATTCCCACGAATGCGACCATTTTTACTATTTAATCTGCCACTGATACAATTTAACGGGCGTCCAGATCGTTGCGCCATGGGATCGGCACCTTTCACTTTGTTGTTTGCAATCATAGCAATGAAATATTGTAAGACAGTGGATAGTTTTTCTATCACAATGGGGGTAGCATTATTTGCAATTTTATCTGCCAAATCACGATTTGTTTTAATGATATTGCTATAAATATGTGTGAGATCATCTTCGCTGCGTTGTTGAGCATCCAGCTTAACTGATGGTCGCACCGCAGGTGGCGGAACTGGCAGCACTTCACAAATCATCCATTCGGGTCTAGACCATAGTGGACTATATCCCATAAAGGTTACGTCGTCGTCTGAAATACGCTTGAACAACTTCAATAGAATTTCTGGGGTGAGTCGTATTTGTAGCCCGCGCGATTCGTCTGATGCATCTCCAACGGCATCTGCATTGCTATTGATATTGCTCCAAATCGCATATATAGTGGACATGCCATCTAGTTTGATTTTGTCAGGTTGTTTGCATCCACATCCGTCTTCAGATGCCTCGCCACATCGCATCACTTTTGCGGCAATTGCACTAACATAATCCCATCTTTCACTAGCAGGCAGTTTCAACGCATGTTTATGTTGTTGTTTGTTGATTAATAATTTACTGCATTTAAAACAGACGCATTTGCATATTTTCATAATTTCTTTTAAATGTTGAATGTATAACACTGGACGCGCTAATTCAATATGTCCAAAATAACCCGGAGTATCGATATAGGTATATCCATCAGTAGGACATATTAATCCGGGTTCCAAAACACCCATCCGAGGATCAAAAAGTCCACCCACAACAGGTCGATTGTTTATGTATGTTTTATTATTCAGACATGTTGTGATTTCTACGACCGAGTTCTTACGAATTTCATCAGGAGACAACATACTAAATTGGACCCCGATGATTTTCGAAATGGGTTTATCCTCGAACGTAATATTCATTTTTTGATGCGACATTACGCTATTCTATATAATATTGTTTATATTTTTTAATAACTGATATAAATCAATTTTACACATGAATGATTTGGGGGGTACATATGACGAATGAACGGTTTCATTGAACCGAACACTGTGTATAGGACGCGACCAGGCATTGCTCTAAACTGTTATATCGGGAAAGATTCTATAACTATGCAGTCGTGTGTAAAAAATTGATTCTTTATTTTGGCATGTAGATTGTATCAACTATAATTCTAACCAATAGGTTAATACTCAAAGATGCCGGCTATTAAGAATTCTCAACGTGTCCAGGAAAAGGCGAAGAAATTAAAGAAAAATAAGGATACGGATAGTGAAAGTGATTGCGATGATGACTATGAGACCTTGTCAGAGGAAGATACTG